CAATTGTTAATCGGAATGGGTCGTGGTAGAGGACTTTGGCAAACGCGAATCCATTGATGCGACAATATGCGGCCCCCTCGTCATTGTTGTCCTTGGGCACCACGGTGTCACAGATCTTCATGAGTTCGTCAATGTGCGCCCTTGGATAACGGGCCCGCAATATGGCCCGCATAGCCGCACTGATTGCAAGATCTCGATCAGAGGCTTCAACCAACGCTGGACTCTCTTGCTCTGGTTGCTGCTCCTCTGGGGGTGCTGACTCAACTGCTTGGTTTTGTGGTGCAGGTTGGAGGGCCTCCAACGCCACCATGAATATCGCTTCAGATTGCCCATCCGGAATCACATCATTAGGATCTAGCCTTAAAGCGGCGCATGGTATGCCGTTTCCATCGTGCCCCTGCGGGTGAATCTTGATAACCTCGCCAACAAGGCCGTGATACTTATCGTGGCAGCGCACATCAGGGCCACACACAATTTGAACTTTTTGTCCGAGCATTATTTTCATACTTTCTTTCTTTTGGAGTTAAAGACGGGAATCACCGAGCGCCATTTGCCGCGCTCTTTTTGCACATACCCTTTCTTGATTAATGCGTTGATTGCCATCACCGCAGAATTGTTTGAAGACCAGCCCATTTGATTCCTAATCTCATCGGAGGTCGGGGACATTCCGGCGCCTTTATATTGCTTCACGATGTAGTCGAGAACCTTGGATTGGGTCGGTGTTAAAGATTGCAACATGGTCTGCGCTGCTCCGGGATCATTTTCTGCTATCATCCTTTTCAACGTATTATTTGCGTTGACAATGGTTTCCGCAGATACAGACCTTGCCCTTACTAGAAATTGAATGCTTGGATCGGAAAGCATGTGTGCTGGCACATGCACCCAATCGAGATCAATAATTTCGTTTTGCTCACAGGACATCGTCATGGTTCTTTCTTTTATTTTGCGTAGCCATTCCTAATGCGAAGCCGATAATGCCAAACAACAAGCTCCCGATGCCCATGCCGCCCCATAGCGACCAACCGCGCTCGTATGGGGCTCCAGCAAGCCAGTAAAGCAATTGGCAAGTCAGTAGTCCACAAATTGTGCCAATGATTTTGTTCATGTTGTGTGATACGCGGGTCTGTTCGCCTCTTGAAATGAGGTGGTGTCGTTGGCAAATTCTAGGTCAACCTCGCCACAGCTGCCGCTGCGGTTCTTGGCTACAATTGCACAAGCCTCGGACGCATTGCCAGAAACATTTCGATGTAAAAGGATTACAGCGTCCGCGTCCTGCTCCAAATCTCCAGATTCTTTGAGCGATTCAAGGCTGGGCTTGGGAATTTCGGTCTGGTTGTTGCTGCTAACGTAAGCCTGTCCCGTCCGGCGTAGCTGTGCCAGCGCGACAATGGGCACATCCAGCTCCTTGCAGAGCGCTTTAAGGGCCCCACTCACCTCACCAACCTCCTCCTTCTTCGAGTTGCGGCTCTTGGGCTCGATGCCGCGAACCAACTGAATATAGTCCACGATGATGACTTTGACTCCGTTTTGCAGCACATGCTTGCGAGCGCGAGAACGGATCATGTCAATCCCAATGCGGTCGGTGTCGTCAATGTATAAATTCCACGCTTTCATCCTAATCGCCGCATCCCTTATCTTGCCGAGATCGCTTTTGGTGAGAGGCGTATGCAAAGACTTTTTGGGATTGACCCCCGAAAGGTTTGCGATCAGGCGGTGTTGCACTTGCGGTTTGGACATTTCACAACTGAAAAACAAAGTCCCTATACCAGCCTCGCAAAGGTGCTTCGTAATGTCACCCGCGTATGCTGTCTTGCCCACGGATGGCCTTGCGCCCAGAAGATACAGCTTCGACCCTTGCAATCCATCGAGCAGCATTTCCAACTTGGGCATTCCGAAATGTAGCCCCTGTATGGTGCCGGGGTTTTTTACTCGCCACCCAATTTCATCCAAAATCTCATCCATTTCGCCAATATGGGACACTCCTCCGGAGGAGGATGATGCGCCTTGCATAATCGCTCTTGCTTTGCCTGTGCTAGCCTCCAAAGCCTCGATGGCATCGTTGGCCGCTCCCGTCCCGCTAATCGCCTCAGCATATGCCTTGGACGAGGCTGCGGCTACTTCCCTCCGCGCAGAGATATCCCTGAGAACACTGACCACCTTTTGGGATGATGTCTGTGGAGGGATAGATGCCACCTTTGAAAACAAAAGGCGCAATTCCTCGCTTTGCCCATCAAGACGCAGAGACTCATCAGTAATAGGTTCTCCTGCCATAGCAATCCTGTGGACAACGGAGGCCAGCTCAGCTCTCTCACCAGTCAGGAGCGAGACATAATCGGGGTGAGTGGCAAACAATGCATGGTCGGTGCAAAGGTGGGAAACAAGGGCCTCCTCTGCAACCAAGTCGTATAGCGATTCTCTCGCTTTCTTCTTTGTGTCTTCTGACATTGCTGGAAATGGTTTTATACTTCAATGGGCAGCTTGCCAGATTGCTGTGCGTCAGCAATGCGTTGACGAGCCGCTGCTGACAACCCATCATTGGCTGGGATTTGATCCTTTGGATCTGGCTCCAGCTTTTCTTTTGAAATCAGTTCAGCCTCGATGTTGTAGATCCAGTTTGCAACATCCTTAATACCAAGGCCGATAGATTGGTAGTATGCCGTAGGGTTCCCAGTCATGTGAGCCTCGTGGCGCAGCCGATAAAGCTGAACCAGCCTCTCATACATCAAGGACACCGACTCCCCGCGTGATCTTGCAATTTTGAAAGCATCCTGTAGCTCCTTCATGCAACTGACAAACTTAGACTTGCTCCATTGGCTGCGGTTTTGGGAGACATGAACAAGAAGCGCGTCTCTTGCATTATTGAATTTAATCTTATCAATCGGCCCTTCTGGTGCCTTGGTGAGCGCGGCCTCGGCAAGGTAGCTCTGAGGAATTGGCAGCCTCAGTATGTTGTGAGGTATTCTTTGAACAATGGCTGGCCACCTTGCAAGAGTCGATGGCTTCCAGTTGATTATCCCGCTTGCTCTTTCGAGAAAACCAAGCTGCTCAATTGCTTCGTCAATTGTGATCTCGTAGGGAGCCTTGGCGATGTAGTCCAAGATGGCTTCGCCCATCCAAATTTTTACGGCCTTGCTCTCTTGCTCTTGCTTCTCAGCCATCCCAGCGAGGCTTACCGACAAACGTATCAGGTCGCTCTTCATTGCTGATGGACTGATGATTAGCTCGCCAGTATCCCTATCAACGGCAACCTTATTCGTTGTTATTGATTCCATGAACTGTCCCATTGAACCGTAGAACGGCTTCATGTCTTCATCATTGTTGACAACGGTCATTGCAAACGAACCCGGCACCGTCAGGTCGATGGTCACGCTTGGCTCTTCGCTGTTTTTATCGGTGAACATTTTCCCACCATCCAGATCGATGGATATTGATGAGGTTTGTGGGGCCGAGGTAAATTTAATGAGGCTACTTTCTTCTGACATTGCAATGTTTGGTCGGGGGTGAATGCTCTGATCCATCACATTAGTAACCTGCATCGCGACCAGCTTGCTCAAGCACAAGATCGCGCCACTGAGCCGGATGAGACACAAAGTATTTTTCTGGATCTTGGCTATTGCTCTGATCAAAAATCGTATTGGCAGCGTCTGCCAATTTCTGAGAAGTTTCAATACTGGTGCCGTGCTGGATATCTGCAATAAGGCGGTCATACGCCTGATCCCACCAACCCTCATCGTCTAGCTGTTCAACCAGCTTGTTCATCACCTTGACGGCTGCTGGAGACATGCCTTCTTCTCCTTTTTCCTCAAAAATAGCGAGCGCCTTCATACACCGAGCGATGGGGTCAGCGGATTTACTTTCTGGTGTGGATGCCTCCTTCGTAGGTGCAGATGGTTCACGGTTAACTGGCTTGCCGTTTTGCACTATGTTCAAGGATTGCAGGTGATGCTTGGACTCAATGAACATCGAAATTGCAAGCGCCCGGACGTTCTCCGGGTCTTTTTGCAAGTGTTCTCGGCTTTCGACTATCTCTTGAGCCTTATCAAGACAGAGGCTCAAGCCGCGAGCGCAGATCGCGAGATGTTTTTCAAACTGGGATGCTTCGGACATAGTATTGGATGGTGTGGGTGATGGTGATGGTGTTGATTTGTTTTCTTGTGGCGGAAGCGGTTCTTGTTCTGACTCCCCAGCCTTAGGTGGAACAGCGCGGATGGTGGCCTCTGGATAAACCTTTAGAGACACCTTGGGGTATTTGCTGGTCAAGGGTTTCCACTTGTTCAAAAGTAGTCCGCGCTTCTCGCCTTTTTCGTTTTGGCCAGCGGTGAGGATTAATTCATAACCTTCAATGGAATCAAGTATGTGCAGTTGAGACTTCATTAGCGTGACCATCAGCTTTTCCTCACCATCATTGATAAGGAGGGACTGGCGGTGCTGACTGAATTTCTTGTCGTTTTCGGTCTGCTCTGCTGGGGCGTATTGTTTTTCAACTATCCCGCTGACAGTTGCAATAGCTGTCTTGTCGGGAAGTTCTTTGATGGCTTTGATTGGCATGGTGATTATTTGTTCTCCCAAGGGAGTTTGGAATTATTGATTCGGACGGTGTAGTCGGTGGAGCCGGAGGCTTGCATCTTGCAGCACTGATTTCTCCAGTTAGCAGCAAGTGCGCGAGCCTCCTTGAGATCAACCTCCTTTTGACGAAGCTGCTTTTCGAGCTGTTTGATCGTTGGATTGCTCATGCTGCACCTCCTTCTTTGGGGGCAGTCACGGGATCATAACCCTTGGCCCACTTCCAGACAGAAAGCAGGGATTGAAATGCGGCCCATGCTTTTTCCACCTCTTCCTTGGGGTGGAAAATAATGTCAGCGCCCCAGATGTCTTGAGTGTCAGCGTCATGGTGAGTGTTGACCAAAATGTTGCAAACCGGGGTGTTACCGGGGCTGAGGGAGTAGCCTAGGCTCGGAGTGGTTGCAACCGCGTGGAGATATGCCGCAAGCTGGAGGATGTCGGTCTCATAGCTGGTGGCCTTCTTATATGAGGAGCCACGCGACTTGAGGTCAGCCATGGCAACGATTGGGTCGCCGCCAAGCAAGCCGGAGTAACCAGCTTCTTCCAGCTTCTCTTGAATGCGTGGGCTCTTAGCATCGAGCCAGACAAGGCCATCACAGGTTCCGGCGTAGCCGAGAGGGTTGTGGATTTTGAACTCGGAAAGCTCAGGAGGGGTAACATGTCCGCTGGGGATGATGGACTGGAACAATTCTTTGAGTGGCTGAGCAACCTTGGCGAGGTCTCTGCCCTCGACACGCTCGCCCTCAAGAATTCCTCCGGTCATATCGCCGAGCAGATACTGGGCGGCAACCTCGTGGAGGCGCGAGCCGAGACGGGCAGCCGATGCGGCATGCTCCTTGGAGTCTTCAAAGACACGCTTGGCAAAGTCGTCCTCCGATTCGCCATCAATCCTTGGGAGGGTCAGGGAGGCGAGGATGGCCTGATTGATCTTGTAGGCCGTCAGATGTTCTTTGTGGAAGATCGACAGAATGTTGGTGACTGATGGGACAGCGCCGACCTTGCGAGCGTCTCGCAGGGTTGTGGGTCGCTTCTCTCCAGCGGCACCTCGTTTACCCGCATAGGGGACTTCGTGAAACGCCTCGACCTTGTCGTCCTTGGTGATATACCAGTGGCTGGCTGAGTCGGGCCGTGCAATTTGTGTGGATGATGTATTACTCATGATGGATTGGATGGTGTGGTATGTTTGTTGTCTTTATCCAGCTTGTCAAGCTCTTCGTTCACATATTGTGTGAATTTCGATTGCCACTTTTTGTTGCAATCGCTTATGTCAAGGGATTCTGGGACTTTTGCCCCAAGGTCACTGCGGACAATTGAACCTGTCGTATGTGTGAGTAGGTGCTGTTGTATTTTTGCTGCACCTTCTCGACCAGCCTTGTCTTGGTCATACCATACGCCGATCCGCTTGCCGGACAGAAGTAGATGAGTGACTCTTGGATCTGGCATCACTTGTGATCCGGTTACGCCAGCCGCCATGTGGCCCATTTGTGCCACGGCCAAGCAGTCACTCTCACCCTCGGTGAGTAGGATTTTAGGCTTATCATTTGAACCAATTTCGGCCCGTGGTATCAACTGCTCTCCAAACAGGTGGTGCTGGGATTTTCCCTGCCACCAAAATGTGAGTCGGGAGGCTTTGGGATCGAGCCGGAGCTTGCAACCAAAGCCAAAGTGGTCGTTGTGGAAAAGCCATGCGATTGCTGGTCTTCTGAGGGAGCGATGCTCAAATACACCAATCAGGCCAGCCTCTACCATGGATTGCATAAAATCCAGAGTCAGGCCCTTGCTCGTGGCAAACTCGACCAGTGGGCCTCTGCCATTGCGGAGATGTTGGAGCGCGGTTGCTATCATGTCTTCACGATGCTGCTCGGCATTTTCTCCGAGTTGTTCGATGAACTTGGATTTCACCCCATTGTTCTCTTGGCGAACTCTCGACTTTGGAGGTGTCGGGATTGCCATGTCGGACGGAACCTCATCGGCAGCCATGCCAGCGAGTTGGCCGCAGCCCACAATCGCCTCATGTCGGTTGCAACCTTGCAACGCCTCAAAAAGTAGAATGACATCGTAGCTGTCTCCGGTGGCGTGATCCTTTGCGAGCATCCCATCGGCAAAAATAGAGAACGATGGGTGGCGCTCTTCTCTCATTGGAGACCGAACTGCACGGCAGACCTCTGGGACATCATGTCCGAAGTGGCGCATGACATCCCAGATCTTGAGGCGATCCTTGATCTCATCGATGTCGAAGTGATTCTTCATGCACAGATATGGATATGCGGTAGATCTGCCTGACGAAAATCAGTGGATTTTTTCAGAATATATTTTGCAACCTTGGCCCCGCCGGGCGTAGTCCAAGGCTTGGATTCAATTCGATACCCTTGGTTCTTCAGATCGTTGATGCGAGCCGCGAGACGGAAGCATCCGTAGCGGTTGAGTGCGTCCAGTGGAGTGATGAACTCGTGGCGCTGGAGGTGTGCGAGGATGAGGTCGCACTGGGTTGGTGTCTTGCTTTTCATGATGTGATGGAGTTAAAGGTTTCTGCCTTTGGTCAGGAGGCCACGATTCTCGGCCTCTTTCGGGTTGTCATGGCACCACCTGTGACAGAGTGGGTGGAGCCAGAAGTAGTTGAGGATTGAATCGCCGCGCCGCCCAGCGGGGTGATGAGGCTCCATTGCGGCCTTTGGAGACCGCTCGCCGCACACTTTGCAAGTTTGCATATGAGGGTCGGCCTTCTTCTGGAACTTATATTCATCGAGCAGGGCTGCACGGCGCTTGTTCATGAGGAAGAGGAGGTGGGTGTGAAACAAGGTGAAACACCCCAAACGACATGGGGAAAAGACCTTCGCCCGTAGTTACCATGAGGGCCACCCACCTCCAAAGTCTCAGAAGGGTATGTCATCGTCCTCGTCCTCACGAGGCGATTCGTAATTGCCGGAAGAGCCACTGCTTGCTCCGTCCTGCTCCCAATATTTGTAGAAACCCATCTTGGCATCTTTCTTGTCTTTGGGTTTGTGTTTGAAGAAGATGCCTCCTTTTGGATTCTTTGTTTGCCCAATGTCGCCAGTAGCACCGCAGTCCATGCATTTGAGCGAGAGATAATCAAACTCGTCTGCCTGACCAGCCGTGCGATGACTGAGGCTGAGGTTGGTTGAGTCGCAATGGCCGCACTTGGTTGGCAGTTGCGAGAACTGGGAAACTGACTTAATCAGCTCCACTGGGTTTTCGGCTTCCACTGAAATATTGCAATTGGAGCCGACTTTGATGGTTGCTTTGATGGGCATGATGTATTGTTGTTGTTGGTTATTGTTTAATAAAATTTATTCAGCGTCCAGCTCTGTGTTCTCATCATATCTAGCTCGCGCCAGACTCATTGCAAGCTCATTGTTTGCCGCAAGATGTTCTTCCCATTTTTGTGCTATTTCAATGAACTCTGGATCTCCAATGGCATCTATGAACATGTCCATGGAATCCGTGAAGATTCGACCGTTTGCTCCAAAATCGTCATCGCTGACCAAATCAATTGATGGGCCTGTCATTGCTTTTCCAGCATGATCAAGGAAATTGTGGCGAGGGCAACGATCAACATATATTTGCAGCCTCTCAAGCGCCCTGTCAATTTCCGACTCAACCTCACTACGTTTTGCGTCTGGCATGTGGCTTGCATGGAAAGTATCAATAAAACGATCACGAGCATCGCCCTTTTTCATGACGTTATTGACTTGGACTTTATTGATTACAGCCTCAATGAATAGCGGCCCAAAATCTGTGTTCGCTTGTGCATATTTATACTGGAACTCAGCATCGTGTTTCGGATCTTCAAACGCTATCGTGCTGATGGTTGGGTTGATCATATATCCGCTTGTCAGTTGATACACAATCGAGGCGCCAGTTTGACCATATGTGCTGATCATGCGTGATGCGAGATGTGCTACCGCGTATGCAAATACATTCGCTACATCCGGTATGTCTCCGCGGAAGACTCGGCAATGCTTTGCAATGTGCATTGCCTCATCGCGAACATCATGTGGGAAAACAATTGTCCCGCATGGAGCGAGCCCCTCATTGATGTGTTTATACATTGATGGACTCCCACACCATATGCCTTTGCGTGAATTCAGCTCACTCGTATCCATCACATTAGTGTGGTTGCCCACTGGATCTTTTTCAAATTCTTCACTACGAAGATGCCAATTCATTTCTCGGTAGTTGCTATGTTCTGTTGCACTGGGTATGCTGAGCATTGCCAAGTCCCATCCGTCTGACACGCAAGCCATTTCTCCGGTTTTGCTGTTTTCAATATGCCTCTGACCTCGGTTGCCTATGCCGCTCAAAAACACTGGCGACATTTGCACCTTGTCGCCACTAATGGCATCGAGAATAAGGGGATCTGGACAACCGTTCCATCCAAGGAAGTCGCAGCTACCAACCCACTTGCCGTAACCAATGCCTCCAGATGATGCAATGGACGCTTCAAGTTGTTCAAGCGTGGGCTCAGCTGGAAAGCGCTTTTTGTGGTTTCCGCCGTTTGGGTTGTGTGCATCATGTCTGCGAGCGGATCTTGTGAATGCGGCCAACATGGAATATGCATAAATGTGACGCATGATGTCTTTGCGATTCCCATGCACGATCAAATTTTCTGAACTGCGACTCAGCTTGCTCGGCGACACGGTGTCGATTTCGGTGTCTGGGTCGTGGTCGATGAATTCATCTCGGGTGAACCCGCAATTGACGAACATTGCAAGAATATCAACATTCTTAAATACCTTTATAACGTCCGTATGTTCCTCAAGATCTTTCGTGCTGATGTTTTTTTGATCACACACCTCTTGAGCAATTTTTGCAAGATGAGCCAAAGCAAATGCTTGCACTCGGCGCTTAGAATCCAATACCTGCGCGGCAAGTGTGGCTTTGCAACCAGCGATTGAACAATCCCACACACCAATTGCTTCCTTGGGTAGGATGGCGGGGTTCATTCCGCGGTGAGCGCATGCCTGTAAGCCGGATGGCTCTACACCACGCTCATGGATGATGATTGCTTTGTTGGATTCGTGCCTGACTGCTGCGGGGATAAAGTTATGGTTGTCGATAATGCGGTTCATTGTTTGGTTTCGGTTTTGGTTTCATTGGATGGTTGCAGGGACAGGATTTGAACCCGTGACCTCCTGATTATGAATCAGGCGTTCTGCCAGACTGAACTACCCTGCTATTAGATGGAACATATCGCATTGCTCGAAAACCGTCAACTGTATTTTTTTTGTTTGTTTGCCGTCCATCTCGCAAGCGAGTTGGCGGCTGGTTAAGGCAATTTGAGGAGGTCTGATTTGCTCGTGGAGAAAGTAAAGGCGAAGCCCTTGACCATGGAGTGAGGGAGCGATCTACGCTGGCCCCCTATAGTCCCCCAGAGGAACTAGAGAGAAGCACAACGGATGAAACTTGACCACGGTCGGTCGGTCGCTTCACACGCACAGTCTGATCATTTAATGCGGGTCAGCCATGCGTATCAATTGTGATACGTTTTATACCCCCGCGATCTTCATGCGGCCCCCTGCGCCACGCGCAAGCTGGGAATTTCGTCCGCCCAACGATTTCTCAGGTCGGGGGCGGGGCTTTCGACCCCCCTGTGCGGTGAGGTGGAAAGGGGTGGCGTCTGCTATCACGGCGGCTGCGCCTCCCGCCATACTTCCTTACTCAGCCATGGCACGAAAAACCCTCAAATGAACCTGCCCATCCATCCTCAGTTGGCGCATAGAATGCACCGGAGGACAGGCTCATTTGAGGGTGTTTCAAGAAATTAAACATTGTTGAGGATGAAGACCCCTACCCCGAGTTGGGGCAGGGGTCAACTTTTTTTTCATCCCATCAACAGTCAGCAATGTTCTCATGATGTTTCTAGCGGTATGGATGGACGCTGGGTGGGTAGGTCATCAGGCTTTCCCCAGCGGCGGTCAGCGTAATGTTCCGATGGGTGGAATTTTTTTTGGGCGGGGCGAAATAGACTAGGCGGTTATCGCGCAGCGAGTTGCAAGCATGCCAAAAGGCTTGCTTGGTTGGGGGCGGCTGGTTCCGGTCAGTATATACTTTGGTCACCTCATCCCTGAGGGCCTTGGCTGTAAGAGCCATCCCCTTTTGGAGTTGGCTTTCCATCCAGCGCAGATCCATCAGGATCATGATCTGGAGCGGACTCAGGCGCATTGCAAACATGCCAGCCATAGAGTGGCCGATGGCCGCAATGACCTCTTTTGATTGGTTGGACAGGTTCATTGTTCGATTGCTTTTTTGGTTAGGGGTTTGAGTTGGGCAACATGGTGTTCGGGGCATTGGCGGCGATACTTCCATGCCAACGAAGCAAGGCGACCCTTCATGAAGTCGCTAAGATCATCAGTGCGAGTATTTGCAAGCTGGGCTCCAAAGTCAGTGTCCATTTTATTGAACCCTATGCCATTCTGTGCGCTGGCACGGTCGCCATCCAATGCGTGGACATGTCGCACACATGCATGGGCGGCGATCAACTGGCGGGGAGACAGCGACTGACCAAACTTTGCGGCCATCATGCGCTTGCGCTGGCGCTCGGTGTCCTCGGCTTGCTTCTGTGCAACAGGCTTCATTGGCACGGCTGGGGAGCGTGTGCCGAGGTCGATCTGGCTCGGGTCAGTCTCATAACTGCTCTGCTTGTCGATGGCTCGCTCTGTCACCTCCATTTTCTTCGCGTTGGCGCGGAGGATGGAAACGTCAATGGTCTTATCCATTGCAAGGTATTCGATCAGCACAGGCTTGCTCTGGCCGATCCGGTGAGCGCGATCCTCAAACTGGGCATTGTTGGATGGCACCCAGTCAGGTTCAACGATAATGACATGGGCACTGCTCGTCAGGGTCAGGCCAGTGCCAGCGGCGAGAATATTGCCGATGAACAAACGGCAATTCGGATCGCTCTGGAATCGTTTCACTTCCCCATGGCGCTTGACCGCCTCGACATCTCCGGTCACCACGGCAGGGCAGTATTTTGCAAGGCGGGACTTCAGTTGTGAAACCACATCTTTGTGGTGAGCGCCAACGATGACTTTCTGCGAGGTAGAGCCGAGAGAGTCGATGATGTGATCTACGGCCAGATCCACCTTTGCAAGGCCGATGGACTTGCGAATCTTGCTGGTCTCGCTGAACAGAAACTGCTCGGCGCTACGCAGTTGGCTGGTTGCAGATGCGAGCGCATCAGCATCACCGGCAACTTGTGCATCCTTCACCGCTTGTTTCATACGGGCCACGGTTTCCTCACTGGTCTTCACTTGCAAGGTGAGCGCGTCAATTTCGCGGCGCACATCTTCAGGCGCTGGGAGCGCAACAATCTTTCGAGTTTTGGCTGGCAACTGGGTCAGCACCTGAGTTTTGAGTCGGCGCACCATGCAGGTGCCACGCACCAAGGCTTGCAACTCCTCAAGGTTCGATGAGCCAGTAGCATCTAGACCACCACCCCCGAAGGGGACGCGCTTGGCATCGCAGTAGCGCATGGCATACTTTGTCCACACGCCGAACTGCTCAGGCGAACAAAAGCGGAGCAGGTTCCAAAAATCGGCGGGGCGGTTGCTGACAGGGGTGCCAGTTAGGAGCAAGTAACGCTTGGCTGGAATCGGCTCCTTGGGGCCTTGGCCACGCGAGCGCGGCGGCAGACCAAATAGACCAGCGGAACGCTTGGTGTCCTTGTTTTTGAGGTAGTGGGCCTCGTCTGCTATCACAAC